TATGAGTTCAAGTTGGGTTCTTATTTTATCTTTCTTTTTTTGTTCAGCAATATAATCATCACTACACACAGCACCTAAAGGCATACGAAATCTAAAACCTAATCTTTGATCTTGATACTCATTACTTATGCCTGATTTATAATCTCTTTGATTCATTTCTGCGTAAGGTTCAAATGTACCTCTTTCACAAGGATTTTGATTTTGTAGGTATTCGTTTCTAGCTTGTGAATGTGCTATAAGAATAAATAAGAAAAATATAGTAAATAGAATTAAATTTTGTTTCCACATAATTATTACCTTGATAAATCTTTAATATCATATGCCATGTCACGTACATCATTTGCTAACTGTTGAAAAATATTCTCAGCCATATCCCATGTAGCTTCACCTCTTGAAAGTCTATTTCTTAAATCAGTTATATCTTTTTCAGATTGATCCATATTCATTGAAAAACCATCAAGTCTATCTCTGTTTGCATAAACTGTGTCAGTTAAATTTAATACGTATTTAATAGAAGTAAAAGAACCAGCTATAATTGCCGCTACTACAGGTACAATAACTATGTTTTTTTTAAACCAAGCAAAGTTACTTGGAGTTGCTACTTCGTTAGTTAAAACTAAAGGTTTTCTTTTTTTCATTATAATGCCTCGCTACATGAGAAAGATATTCCATAAAGACTTACTTTGTTTGTGTCCCAATTAAGTTCGTTTGAGTCTAATCTCATTAATGTTGTTGTGTTTAAATAAATTACTGTTGTATCGTTATTGATTGGTTCTATTCCAGTTCTTAATGCTGGTTCTATTTTAACATTTGCTTCTCCACTACCATTGGCAGTAACATTAGCAGTAACCATATACATATAAGAATTGATTTGAATATAATCTCCAGCTAAAAATACATTTGCTCTACTTGCTGTAAATCCATCTAAAGCTACTTGATTACCTGTTTGACCAGCACCATTAATTCTAACTGTGCCTGTTGCAGTACCCTGAATTGTTTTTCTATCTTGATCGCCTAATTTAAAAGTTCCTCTAAAACCTCTTAGCTGTAAAAAGAAAGATAACCATATTGATGCCTTGTCTTTTAACATAGGTGGTAAAGTAATAGTAGCATTCCATTGACTACCCTCGTGTTCAAAAACTTGTTGTTGTGCAGTAAAAGGTGATTGCGTAATAGCTACAGTTCTTCTTAAACCAAAATTCTGTGTTGTGACACCAGTTGCAGTAGGTAAGGTTAAAGGATATGAGGGTGTGAATACTGCCATAATTAATTACCGAATGCCTTACTAAATTTTCCACCACGTTGCTTTGCGTCAGCAACAGCAGATATTGTTGATTGTTGTATTGCTGGTAGCATATTCATAACTTCTGCTCTCACAGTATTAGTTACACCTACAGCAAAGTTTAAATTTTGTACTATACTAACACCACCACCACCTGATCCTTTACTGTCAGCATTAGTTCTTATGCTTCCTGCACTTCCTGGAACAAATAACTCTGGACCTCTTTCTCCAACTAATGTAGGTGTACCAGCTTGTACTGTACCACCACCTGCATTACCTCTTACTCTAGGGTCAGGAGATCCTATGTTTGGTGATTTTGGTGAGAATATTCCCTCTATACCTTGTGTTATAACTCCAGTAACTTTATCTAATATTAATTTTTTAATAATAGCTTTTTGTATATCTATAATTAATTCTCTTAAAATAGATTTAAAATCTAAAGCACCTTGTTTACCTCTTAAAAAGGCATCTAAAATATTATCACCTACTTTGTTGAATGCTTGTCCTACAGAGTTAGCTATACTTTTAATATCTTCCATTTGGCTTTTAAAGTCTTCAACCTTAATAGTGTTCTCTCTAATTAAACCACCTCTTTCACCTAAAATTTCATTAATTTTTGCTTCAGCAATAGCACCCTCACCTAATTTTGACCTTAAAGAATCTTCTAGTTTTCTTAAATTAACATTTACTGCTCTTTCTCTAGTGGTAGCTTTTAAATCTTGTAATTCTCTCCTTTGAGTTCTTAATAATTTGTTTGATGTTTTGTCAGCAGTTTTATTTATTTTAATTACTACTTTTTCTTCTTTTTCTAATAATTTTATTTTTTCATCTATTTTATTTTTTTTTTCTTGTTCTTTATTTATTAGATCATCAATTTCTTTTAATTCTTTTTTTGCCTTTCTTGCTCTACCAACATTTGTACTATTAGTTACTTTTTCTAATTCTTCAATTTCATCTAATAATACTGAATACTTACCAGTTAAAAATTCAATAGTTTTTCCACTTTCTTTAAATCTATTATTAAGTTGTCCAATATCATCAGGAAGTTTTTCTATATCAGGAACAAATTTAGCTATTTGTTCTGCTAGTAAAGTAAGGGCTTTTGTAAGACCTGTAACTATCATCTTACCCACTTTAGATTTTTCAAAGAATAAAACAATATTTTCACCTAGTGTATCAAACGCACCTGATAATCCACCTGCCGCACCTTTACCAGCACCACCTACTTGTTCTTCTAGTGCTTTTAATATTAGTTCTTGTGCTTCAGCTTGTCTGCCTGTTAAAGACATAACTTTAATCTGTTCTTTTTGTTGTTCATTAAAAGATACACCAACTCGTCTTAATGCTGATAAACCAATTTCAGGTTCTTCTAATGCTTTACCTAATTGTAGTGCCGCAGTTTTCATACTACCAAAACCAACTGCCGCTAAATCTTGTGTTAATGCTAAAGTTCTTTCAAATGTTTCTCCAGCAATAGATTTAAAAGTTAATAAAACTCCTGCCGCATCTCTTGCACCTTGAACACTAGCTAGAGTACCTCTACCAATAGCAACTGCCATAGCTTCAATATCTTCTCCAGTTACCTTTGCCGCTCCACTTGTTGCTTTAAGTAATGCATCTAGTTTTAAAAATTGCGATTCTGCCTTTGCACCGATTTTTACAAATTTAGTTAATGCTAAACCTACAGCAACCAAACCAGCAGTCATAACTAAATACAAAGGATTAACTCTACCTATAATAGCACCAATAGCAGATATACGACCAGCTACTGGACCTAATGGACCTTGTACTGCCGCAATAGAACCAGAAACATTTCTTAATTGCTCTGCCATTCCTTTACTACCTTTAGTAGTTTTCTTTGTAGCCTTATCTAACTTCTTTAAACCACCAGATGCTTTGTCTATGTTAGACTTAAACTTCTGTGCGTTTGCAATAAGTTCTACTCGTATTGTTGCTAAATTTGATGCCATAATTTTTAATCTGGGAATTGCCTCATTAAATCTTCCATTTCGTTTTTAAGTAATGGATTGTTAGTTTTATTTTTGCCATACTTTAAATGATGACCATTCAAAGCTGACATAAATTCAGTTATTGATAAATCCCAAAATACTTTTGGGGAGAATCTTAATACACCAAGACCTATTTCTAGGTATTGCTGGATTGGGTATCTTGTTGCTCGTTCTCCCCCTGTACTAAAGGGGAATCTTCTTCTTTTTTCTCACCTGTGAATAGTGTCATTAATACTTCAGAACATAAAACTGCACCTTTAATCATGCCAGTTTGCATTAACATATCACCAACTGCTGATTGAATAAATTTACCACCAGCACCTTGTAATGCTTCGTGCATAACTATAACTATGTCTTTCATAGAATAATTACTAGCACCTAAACTGTTGGTAATATCCATTATAGATTTACCAGTTCTGTTTTCTATATTAACTATACCATCAAAGGTAAGTCTGAAAGTTCTTTCTTTTCCTCCAAACTCACCCTTAATTTCACCTTTATATTGATTCGCCATCTGTGTCTTTTCCTTTCGCTGTTTCATATTTTTTAAACTTTTTAAGTGTTTTGTTAGATTTAACTATATCAGTTGTATTAACTGATTCACAAGTTATTTCCGATCTACCATTTAAAACTGTAACATTCTGAACAACTACTTTATCGACACCGATAATGATATGGTCATAAGGTTTAACTGGTATATCAATTTTTGCTTCGACAGTTATTACGCCCTTTCTAGTAACCTTGTAAAAACCATTATAGGTTTTATCTCCAACCTTTATCTCAACCATTTTGTACCCATCTGTCCATTCCATATATTTTTCCTTATTAGTTATTAAGCATTCGCATAAGTCATTGTACCATTTGATTCAAGACTTACTGAAAAAGTTTCTTCTCCGTTATATTCTCCTGCTCTTTCATAAGATGTAACTATGAAAGCACCTTTTACAGTTGATCCATCTCCAAAAACTAAATCGTAATTTGCTGAACCCCCAGTAAATGCCGCTCCTCTTATATTGTTTTCTCCTGTGGAATCTGTAAATACTCCACTTGCAGATAAACTCATACTTCTTATTCCCATATTTGCACCTAATGCTCTACCTATATCGTGTCCTGATGATCCAGTAAATGTTGCTGAGTCTTTTGCTGTTATATCTACCATTTCTCCGTTAATAGACATTGATGTACTTCTCATTCCACCAATAACTACTGGTGTTCCACTACTATTTTCTTTGAGTAGAAAGCTACTACCTTTTTGTGCCGCCATGTTATTTTCTCCTTTGTATTATATTGTTGTTTATGAACTTAAAACAAATGCACGAAATCTTTGTACGCCATGCGTTGTAAGTCCGTCATTTTCTTTTATAGTATCTGAAAATTCAAATCTCATATTTACAAGACTTGCTCCTGATACTGATAAACTCGATTCGTGTAGTATATCGTAAACTACTGACATAATATTTTTAATTTCTACACTTCCTCTATATCTTGAAAAGGTATGAACTTCAATAGTGAAGTCTGAACCTTTCTTATCTTTAGTACCATTGTCTACCATAGTGTCTTCTCCTATTTTAACATAAGGAAAAGCTGTGCTTTCAGGCACGAAATCGTAAACGTCTGTTACTAAATTCTGTAATGTACTGCTTTGGTCTAAAGCATTGAAAACTGTTTGTTGTAGTGCTGAAGAATAATTACTCATTTAACTAATCTCTCTATTGCTGTAACAACCCTTTTAAATACAGCTTGTTTTATTTTTTCTTTACTCTTTACAAAAGCTGGAAATAAAAATGGTCTAGGTTGCATCTTGCTAGTACCATATTCTAAGAATGCTGAATAGTCAGCACCACTTTCTACTATTGTAGTATTTGGGTTTTTTTGTTTAACTCTAATCTTACTTACTAAATTTCCTGTATCACTTGCTGGTGCTTGTCCTGGAGCAGATGCTCTATGTGATCTACGAGGATTATATTTTTCATATACTATTCCTGACTTAGCACCTGATTGAATACTCTTTACTGCTTCGGCTCTTATTAATTGACCACCACCTTTAACTACTTCTTGAAAAGGTTGTTCTAAATCTTTATTTAATCTTCCTAATTGTGACATAACTTTTTTTAAATTTTTAACATTAATCTTAATATCCATTATGCTATACCTACATTTTCTTTAGCTTGTAGTGTTATATAATTATTATCATCATTCTGATCGTTAATTTTAATAATATCAAATAGTCTTGAACCAAATTTTATTCTCATAGTAGTTGTTAAACCACTTCTGTATCTAATCAAAAAATCGTGTGTATGTGGGTTTGTTACTTGTCTTCCTGTTTTATCACTAAATGTTTGTGTTCCACTTTTAGGAGTTATCTTAGCAGATGCAGTAATAACAGTTGAATAACTAGGTGATGAGTAACCACCATATCCATCAGCACCTAAACTTAAACTCTGTATTATAATAGAGTTTCTTAATTTACCTACTCTTGATACAGACATATTAAACTCCTAATTGATTATTTAGTCTTTGTACTTTATAAGGTGAGAACAACATAGCTATCGTGTTAGGAATCATATTAACAGAATTGCTTGTTGCTATCTCTCTATTTTCATAAAGATGTAAAGCTAACATTTTAATTGCGTATATTAAAGGTTTCGGTACATTTGCCGCTGTATCAGAATTAGAAGTACCATAACCTGCTTTGTATTCTATCTCATAAGCATTAGCATTTCTTAATTCAGAAGCTGTCGGCCAACTTACTCCATTCTTTAAAACTACTCTACCTTGTTCACTTGATGTATCTACATAATAATTACTTGTAGCAAATGTACTTGCACCATTATCATTGTTATAATATTTAACAGAATTGACAGCTATTAAATTTGGTTTAGGTAATACTATGTAATTTGAGTTTGATTGTAAATCAGGTGCAGTATAAACACCCTCTTGTAATTTTTCATCTTGATAAAATGGTAGTCTATCTAATGATAGAGTTATTGTTTGAAAAGTTATTGCTCTACCTGTGTATGCTTCTGCCATATCTTGTGCAAGAAATACTAAGGACTCAATGAGTGTATTTTCTGTACTATCTGAACTATCAATTCTTGCGAATGCTTTAAAGTCAGCAATACTTACTGTATTTATTGTCCAAGCTGTCGTAACTACTAATCCACTCATTATTTATCCTTATTTTTTTTTACCGAATATTTTTTTAACAATACTCTTTTTTTCTTTTTTTTGTACTTCAGTTACAACTTTCTTTTCAGTTACAGGCTTTACTTGTTCTGCAACACCATGGTTTAACCAGTTAGAAGCTAATTTTATTTGCCATGCTTCTGACATATCAAGTTCGCTATCTTTTTTATAAACGAAAGTTGCTGAACCTGCTTCATTAGCTGTTGCTAATTTATCTTGTTTCATTTTTATTTTCATAGTTTCTCCTTTAAATTTTATTTAATTAAAGGGCAAAGTTCCACTCTCGCTTTCCTTTGCCCTAAAAATATTAACTTACGTTAATTATTAATCGTTTGCTTGGTCGTCAGTTGGTCCAGAGATTGGATCTCCTAATACAACTGATAAACCTACAACAGTACCTGTAGAGTGTGAACCTGCGTGAGTTACTACACCTCTTACATATCTTTTGCCACCAACATAACCTAACTTGTATGCTTGTGCCGCATGTGCAGGTGCATCTACCACTTGGAAGATACCACTACCATCTACTGTACCACCAGTAACGAATGTGTTGTTAGTTACAGCCGCAAACCCTGAACCTGGAGCATCTGAATCTTCTAAAGAAAAAGAAAATTTATTTGATCCGTTCAAAGTTATACCAGCCGCACCTACGTCAGCAACTAAAGTAACAGATTGAAACCCTTGAGTATCAATCGCCGCTCCGTTAGCTGATGCCGCTTTAACAACAGCAGTCAAACTGTGGTCGATTTTAACATTTTGTGCTAAATCTTTCATTGTTTATTCTCCTATTATTATAATTACTGTATAGTAATTGTTGTTATTGCTTCTGGTAAGATTACCTGTCCACCAACACGTCTTCTAGCAATATATCTTACATTACCTGAACTCGCTTGTGTGAAAGGATCTCTCATAATTGAAAGACTTATTCTGTCTACAATCATGTATGCTCTTCTGATGTCACCAAATACAACTGGTAAAGTAGCATTTGCTATATCTGCCAAATCAGATGCTTCAACAACTGGGTGTCCTAATAAATTAGAACCGATTCCCATTTGATAAATTCCTGGTTGGAAAATATATTGATTAGCACCATCTTTCAATTTTCTAATTGCAGATAGTGTTGATCTATTGAACAACCAAGTAGCATTTCTCATGTACTCAGATTTTACATTATGTGCCGCACCGATTAAATCGTCTGCCGCTAATGCATCATTTGCCGCTGTAGTGATAGTTCCAACAGAGCTATTCGTGATAAGACCTTGTGGTTTACCAACTGAATTACCTGATATGAAAGCCGCACCTTCTGCTTTTGCAAATTGTTCTGTGAACTCAGAGTTCATTTCTGCTTCAAGATTGAAAACTGAATCTTCAAGTTCTTGTTCAGAAATATCAACTAAGGCATACAGTTCGTGTGCTGGAATTTCTTCCAAACCAACTGCATATCCTAAAGTCTCTGTTCTAGCACCTTGTTCAGCAACCCAATTAGCAGTAAAAGTTCCTGTTCTTTTTGGAACTTGAATGCTTCTTTGAGATGTTGTTCTTACTCTAGCAAGTGATCTTACTGGGCTATACTCGATTATACCTTTGATTAACTCTCTCACGTACTCAGGTGGAGCAAGGTAACCAGCAGTATTATCATTAGATACAGTTAAAACTTTAACCT